AGAACAGTATCCGGATTTCCAAAAGCAGGTATTGAATTTAGAGACATATCTAGTCTATTGGAAAATCCAAAGTCATTTAATAAGTCGTTAATGGATTTAACTTCGCTTTCAATGAGCTTTGGTGCTACTCAAGTTATTGGCATTGAAAGTAGAGGGTTTGTTTTTGGTGCCCCAGTGGCTAGAGACTTGGGCGTACCTTTTATAATGGCTCGTAAGCCTGGCAAGTTACCAGGCAACGTATACAGGAAAGAGTATGAATTAGAGTACGGTACTGCATGTTTGAATATACAATGCAATACAGATATTGTTCCAGCTGATAAAGTTGTAATAATGGACGATTTGATTGCTACAGGTGGTACAGCAATAGCCTGTGCAGATATTGTACATACACATTTTGGAGTACCCAAAGAAAATATTCAAATATTAGCACTAATAGACTTGCCCACACTTAGAGGAAGTGCTATAATAGAAGAGCATGGGTATAGAGTAAACACATTGATCGAGTTTGAGGGACATTGATGAAAGATTTAATTTTAATTGCGTTAGAAAGTGAAGCACCTACTATGGCTGAGTGGGACAATGTGTTTTTTACTGGTGTAGGCAAAGTTAATGCCGCCATTAGAGCATCGGCACTAATACAAGAACACAATCCTAGTAGAGTTTGGAATTTTGGCACAGCAGGCGGTATAAATTCTAACTGTAAAGATTTAGTAGAAGTATCAAATTTTGTTCAACGTGATATGCGTTGTTGTGAACTAGGCTTTGATCTAGGCATGACCCCATTCGAGGACTACATTGTAATTCATTTCAACGACCCTGATGAAGGATATACTTGTAGTACAGGTGATAATTTTGTTGATAATCCAGACTTAGAAATACCTGCAGACTTAGTAGATATGGAGGCTTATGCTATTGCAAAGGCGTGCCAGTACCACGGTGTTGATTTTAAGTGTTTTAAATATATAAGTGATAGTGCCGATGAAAATGCAAATAAAGAATGGCACGAGACAGTTTCTAACGGCGAACCTTATTATATACAAGCATATACGGAGAATGATGATGGACAGTAGAGAACACCAGGAACAAAAGTTAAAGTTCCAAGAGAAACAAATTAAGGATCAAGCGAAACAAATAGCCGAACAGACGAAGCGTATCGCAGAACTTCACAAAGGGAAGAAAAAGTAGCATGGCAAAGAAACCGCAAATACCTTTACAAGAAGTTATGAAAGCCATAGACAAAAAGGACCGTGGCTGGTATAATAAACTTGATGCTGAAAAGAAAAAGGCTTTTAGTGCCTGGATGATGATGAGGTATGCGAGTAGTGTGCAAGGCAGTTCAGCACCAGACTATATTTGGATGGTTAATGAGTTAGTTAATCACAAGTTTACTGATGTTAGTAAGCACCCTGAATTACAATGGTTACTATTAACAGCCGCTGGTAGTGGTAAGGTACAGCATCATCCATATATCAAACCGCCCAACAGTAGAAAGAAGAAAAGTAAACGTGGAGACTTTGTGCATTCAGTACTACCTCACTTGAAAGGCGATGAAGTAACATTGTTTTTATCTTTAAATGATGACAATGACCTTAAGGAATTAGCATTAGCACACGGTTGGGAAGATAAAGAAATTAAGGACCTATTAAAATAATGGAATGTAAGTGGTGTAAAAAGTCATTTAAGTCTGAGACTACTCTGGCTGTCCATATGTGCGTAAAGAAAAGGCGCTGGGCAGACAAAGATATGAGTCATATTAGATTGGCACACAGAGCATTTCAGATATTCTATGAAATAAACACTAGTGCAAAAGAACCCAAGAGCATTGAAGACTTTATTCGCAGTCAATATTATGAAGCATTTGTAAAATATGGTAGAGCGTGTACAGTAAACGAATGGTTAGACCCTGTGAAGTACACTGAGCATCTTATTAAGACAGGTGTAAAGTTAAAACAATGGGCATCAGACAAAGAGTATGACAAGTACTTAAAGATTTATGTTAGGAAAGAACCAGGACTTAGGGCGTTAGAGCGTACTGTGATATATCTTGCAGGTTGGGGCGAAGAAAATAATGAGCCTTGGCAAGATTACTTTGAAAAAGTATCGCCTAGCAGAGCAGTGTATGATTTAAGAAGTGCAAAAGTAAGTCCTTGGATATTATATCTTAGCGAATCGGGTGATAAATTATTAGAAAGATTCAATAGTGAGCAAGTTAAAATGATACAAGATGTGATTGATCCTCCGTTTTGGATGAAACTGTTTACTGCGAACAAAGAAGAAGCAAACGAAATTAAACAGGCTTGTAAGGAAGCAAAAATATGAAAACAAAAATAATTAGTTATAGTCAAGCACCAGCATTAACAGGTGCAGACCCCAGTCTTTTGGATTTAGTGGCTTACTGTGCTAGAGTAAGTAATCCTGGTAATCAGAATAACACGGAAACAAATGAAAAACTTGTGAAATATTTGATTAAACATAAACATTGGAGTCCACTTGAAATGGTATCAGTGTGTATGGAAGTAGAAACAACCAGAGACATAGCAAGACAACTGTTACGGCATAGAAGTTTTAGTTTCCAAGAGTTTAGTCAACGTTATGCAGACCCTACAAAGGATTTAGAGTTTGAAATTCGTGAAGCAAGACTGCAAGATCCTAAAAATAGGCAGAATAGTGTTTCAACAGATGATGGATTGTTACAGCATGGCTGGGCAGACATGCAACAGAAGGTTATAGACACTGCCACAGAAGCATACAATTACGCTGTAAGCAATGGTATTGCTAAAGAGCAGGCAAGAGCAGTACTTCCAGAAGGAAACACACTAAGCAGGCTGTATGTGAACGGTACGTTGCGTAGTTGGATTCATTACATTGAATTGCGTGGCTCCAACGGAACACAGTTAGAGCATATGGAGTTAGCATGGGCAATAGCGGATGCTATTGCTAGAATTTTCCCTATGGCAGAGGAATACAAGAGTAAAGAGATATGAAAAAAAGGGAAGAAATGTTAGTAATCACCATGGAAGAATGTGGTGAGTTAATTCAGGCATGTAGTAAAATGTTACGTTTTGGAGAAGACCAAGACTACACACAACTACAAGAAGAAATCGGCGATGTAATGTGCATGATTGAAATCTTGCGTGATGGTGGACTTGTAAGTGAAGAACAAATACAAGAACGTATACAAGTTAAGAAAGAAAAGTTAATGAAGTGGAGTATGTTGTACACAGAAGGAGAATGAGATGAACGACTACGACGATTATAATTACGATAACATGGGGTCAATTACAGTGGGTAGTGATATATACACAACAATTGATACATCAACAATTGATACATCAACAGTTACTATTAGTGGATCAAGTACACCTTATTTTACACTCGATGATAATATTACATTAGATTTTGATAATATTAATAAAGAGAGCAAGATTCGAATAGGTAAGTTCGAACTTGACGAAGAAAAATTAGGTAAGTTAGATGCACTATTAAGTGTAATTGAATCTTTAGAGGATGACAATGCTATCAAAGAGTTGTATAATGCACAACGTATGATAGATAAAATAAAAGGCAAACTATGAAAATAAACTTCGATGTTGATATTGATATGGCAAATAGGGATAAGTTCTTAGAACTTTTTGATCCTATACCTGCTAGTATCAAACGTGAGCAATCATATGAAAAGCACAACACCGGAGTTTACTTCCAGCCTATTCCTTCTTTTCCTTTAGAAGGATACAGCACAATAGATCATAAAGAAGCAGAGGACATGGGGTATTTTAAAGTAGACGTATTGAATAATAGTGTTTACAAAGATATCATAGACGAAGCACACTTAGATAGTCTATTGTCAAAAGAACCAATGTGGGAGTTATTTGAACATGAAGAAATTGTTAAGCAACTCTTCCACGTTGGTAATCACTATGATATTATTAAACAGCACCAACCTAAAAATGTTGAACAACTAGCAATGATACTTGCAATGATTAGACCAGGCAAGCGATACTTGGTAGGTAACAGTTGGGATATTATTGAAAAAGAAGTATGGGAAAGAACTGACGACTACTTCTTTAAGAAAAGTCATGCGATAGGATACGCAATGGTAATTATAGTCCAATTGAATCTTTTGGTCGGTAAGGTTTAAATAGTCTTTTTAACTAACTGAATACTTCTTCGTTTTATTCGCTTCTTAAGAATATTCTGCATACTGGTCACAGGACCGAATAATACATCCGTCTCTTTTAGAATAAATGTTCTCAGGCAGTACTGTAATTCTTGCATCTCTTGGAATAAGAATATATCTATTGGCAATTGTCTATTTGACTCCCACCACCATAGTTCTCCGTAATCAAGCATTAATTTTTTATGCTCCCCGGTTTTGCAACGTTCAATATCATAGAAACTTATGATTTGTTTATCTTGATTTTGTACAATACCTACGAATTCTTTTTCGCTAAAGAGCAAACCAGTCAAAAATGGAAATTTATCTTGTAGCTCTTGTTCTTTAGTCATCGTGATATTTATGTGTTTAATTGATAAATATAGTAAAGATAATGGTAAAGAACAATGACAAGCGGAACCGCACATACATTATATAACTTAGGATATCAGACCGTAGATTTAGTTCTTAGTGCGGATGGTATATATGTGGATAATAGACCTATGAATCAGACAAAATTAGTAGTACATAAAGGGTTAAACAATCAATTAAACTTTCATGTAAGAAACAGAGACAGAGTTAAGCAAAATCTTAGCACCAAAACACTGTATGCTACAGTTATTAATCCTAACACTAGTAAACGTGTTTTATTTAAACCGTTAACGTTAGTTAGTGGTGGAACAACAGGCGAAGCAAGACTAGATTTAGTTACAGGTGATATACAAGATTTGTCACCCGGGCTATATCAAATAGCAATAAGTGAAAGTGCAGATTCAGGTGTAACACAGTCTCCGTTATACGCAAATCAAAACGACAGAATTGTAACTGATTTAGAAATCAAAAGTAGTTTAGAGTATGAACCGAGCCCAACTCAAACAGCATCTGTGTTCACACAGACAGCAAGTGTTGGTGTAGATGGTATAGATTCCTTTGCAACCTCTTCGTTGTATGGTAATCAAGATAAAAACTATAGGCATAGCGGACACACAATAGCACTTTATATGACAGACTTTGTAGGCACTGTTAAAATACAAGGTTCAGCACTAGCATCAGCACCAACACAAGATACAGATTGGTATGATATTAATGCACAAGGTGATATTGGTAATCCAGCAATTCCTTATACTACAGCAACAAATGGCGTTGATCCTTTTAACTTCACAATAAACACTAATTGGATTAGAGTTATTTTTGACCAAACTTCAGGAACTTTAGATAAAGTTTTACTCAGAAACTAGTTGACTTTTAAATACTAGGTGTTATAATTACTGTTATGCATCATCATGAATTAGTTGACCAAGTACACCGACTGTTAATGGATAACTTGCCGTTACAAAATGGCAAGACTCCAGGCGGCTGGACAACATTCAATTGCCCAATGTGTAGCGACAGGCGTAAACGTGCTGGTGTTATACAATCGGGTAGCAAAATAAGTTTCCATTGTTTCAATTGCCAATACACAACTGGTTGGGCACCTGCACCTAGATTAGGTGGCAAGTATAAAAAACTAGTTGAGACATTGGGTGTGCAGGTAACAGACATTCATAAAGTTGTATTAGACTTGATGAAGTTTGGCGAAGAGCTAGAAATAGAAGATACTGACGATAGTTATGTGTACAGTGCGGCAGAATTTAAAACACATAGTCTGCCAGATGAAACTACTATGGTAGAAGACTTGCCCGATGACCATAAAGTAAAACAGTATGCAATTGAGCGTGGACTATTAGGCAAGTTTCCATTATTGCATATTAATAATCCTGTTTATAGTGCTAGGCTTACAATACCGTTTATGTACAATAACAAATTAGTAGGGTGGACTGGAAGGCATGTAAATCCACCTAATAAAGAAACAGCAAAGTATTTGCTAAACACACAACCTGGGTATGTATTCAATATTGATAGGTTTGTAGACAGTGATAGAGATTTTGTTATTGTGGTAGAAGGTGTATTTGATGCAGTGTTTGTTGACGGCATAAGTGTACTAGGAAATGTAGTAACACCAGAACAAGCACACTTAATTGACAAACTAAATAAACGTGTTATACTATGCCCGGACAGAGATGAACCAGGCAAAGAGTTAATCGACCAAGCAGTTGATTTAGGTTGGGAAGTTAGTTTTCCACCTTGGCATCCTGATATAAAAGATGCCGCGGACGCAGTAGAGCGTTACGGTAGATTACTCACAGTAAAAAGTATTGTGGATTTTGCTACAAATAATAAAGTTAAAATCCGTGTACAGAGCAAAATGTTATGAATATATTAATTAGTGGTTGCAGTTTTACTGGCGGGTCAGATGTAATACATGACGAAGAAACAGGGCTAATAGTAAAGAACAACCAAACAACATGGTGCAGTTTTTTAGATGCAGATGTAAACAACATTGCATTAGGTGGAAACAGCAACCACAAAATAAGTCGTAGAGTGTTTGAAGAACTAGACAATTCATATGACTATGTTATAGTACAGTGGACAGCACTGCATAGACAAGAGCGTTACAACACTATGACAAAGCAATGGGTAAACTTTTGTAATGCTGGGCATGTAATAACAAATGACCCTTACAATAAAGTAGAAGGTACTTTTAGCAACGGGTTATATGACTGGCACACAGACGACTACAAGTACATGGATGATACTCCTGCAAATGTCGGAGTGGAAAAAACATTCAATTTAACAAACAAGGCTATGACCGCAGAATTATTATACGGCAAGTCGTTACAAGATTACAGAATAGACTTTTTAAAAACAGTTATCACAATGCAACAAGCATTACTAAGAAGAAACATTCCATTTCTTTTTACTAGTATGTCTAACGAATCACATATACCTACTATAGCAATGGGTGGCTCCGGCTATGATTTTAACAGCAACAATATGCTGTGCGACTACGAAAGACACTTATTAAAAGAAATAGATATAACAAAATGGACTGGTAAGCCGATGAGTTTTATGATGGACAACAAAACAGTAAGCCACGAAGACGGGCATCCAAGTCTAGAAGGACATAAATTAATATACAATCACATAAAGAAGGACATGAAACAATAATGGATCAAATACACGATTATAACGAAGAAATACAACAGTTATTCCTTAACTTTTTAGTTACTGATCCAGAATTGTTTGTTAGGGTAAACGGTATCATTGAGCCGTATATGTTTAACAAAAAGTTTCAAGCAACCGTTAAATTCTTAAAGGACCATGCTACAGATTATAGTAGCATACCCACTATTGACCAAATTAGTGCAACAACAAATGTAGACTTAGAACGTATAGATGGTGTTAACGATAACCATGTGGATTGGTTCTTAGATAGTTTTGAAAGATTTTGTAGACACAAAGCATTAGAAAAAGCAATCTTAGAAAGCACAGACTTATTAGAAACAGCAGACTATGGTGCAGTAGAAAACTTAATTAAAGAAGCAAGTCAAGTAGGATTAGTAAAAGACTTAGGACTAGAGTATTTTGATAACCCTAAAGAACGTTTACAATACATTAAAAGTCAAGCAGGTGCAACAAGCACAGGATGGCGAGATGTTGATAGAAAATTATATGGCGGATTAAACAAAGGCGAGATTACTATTTTTGCTGGAGGCTCAGGTGCAGGTAAAAGTTTGTTCTTACAGAACTTAGGTGTTAACTGGAGTTTAGCAGGACTTAATGTTGTATATATTAGTTTAGAGCTTAGTGAACAACTTATTAGTATGCGTCTAGATGCAATGGTAAGTGGCTACAGTACTAAAGATGTTATGAAGAATATGGATGACGTTGATTTAAAAGTGCGTATGAAAGGTAAAGGTGCAGGCAAGTTCAGAGTAAAACAAATGAGCAGTGGTGTAACAACTAATGATGTTAGGGCTTTTATTAGAGAGTATGAAATTAATTCAGACTTAAAAGTCGATGTTGTATTAGTTGATTACTTGGATTTAATGATGCCTATTAACAGCAAGATTAGTGCTAATGACCAGTTTATCAAAGACAAGTTTGTATCAGAAGAATTGCGTAACTTAGCAATGGAAACTGGTGTAATACTTGTAACAGCATCGCAGTTGAATAGGGGTGCAGTAGAAGAAATAGAATTTGACCACCACCATATTGCAGGTGGTATATCTAAGATACAAACAGCGGATAATGTGATTGGTATTTTTACAAGTAATGCAATGAGGGAACGTGGTAGATATCAAATACAGTTTATGAAAACACGTTCTAGTAGTGGTGTTGGTAGTAAAGTAGATTTGAAATTTTGTCCTGATACATTAAGAGTAGAAGATTTAGAAGAAGGCGATGAGGGTGCTGTAAGTGTAGCATCCAGTGGATTACTAGAACAACTTAGTAGGAATAAAAGTATCAAGGCAGATGAGCCAGAGCAACAAGATACTGTGAACCAAGCATTAAACATGCGAGAGTTTATGAAGAAAAATGACCTCTAATTGATAAATACAGATACATAGGGAATTTAATTATGTCATTAAAAAAGTCTAGAACAATCTTAGAAGAACTACAACAGATTTCTGTTGATAGGGATAAACATCATGTGTTAGAAAACAGGGTGGAAAATGTTGTATCTGCTGTACAGAATCTTAAAAAGATGCTACAAGAAACATACAGTGAACAAGACGCATTAGACTTAGAAAGAAGACTTATCAATAGCATTAAAAGTGGCGATCCAAAAAAATTCTCCAGGGGTATAAAAAAAATACTCGAAAGCAAAGAGAATTAATATGAAAATTTTTGAATTTGGCGATTTAGTAAACGAAAAAGGTCCAGAAGTTGGGTACAAAAGAACTAACAAAGGTTCGAGCAGAGGCGGTGGAGACACGGGCGTATCTGCAATTTATAGAGGCCAAGAAAAAGGTGCAATGAGTAATGATAATATGGCACCTGGAAGAGTTGCCGCTATGGCTAAACAGAAAAAAATTGATAGACAAAAAGCTCAACAAGCCGCAGGCAATGCCGCTGGTGCTAAGAAGACTGGTGAAATAGGACAGTTTGGAGCACACAGAGCCGCCGCAAAGAATATGCAAAACCAAGTTGTTATGCATCCTAACAGAGACGATGTTGCATTCCAGTATATTCAAACAGGTAAAGGACAAACAGGCTACCAATGGCAAGAAGTTTCTAAAACTAAGAAAGTTCCAGGGCAACCAGATATGGATGATCCAAAGGCATTAAGAGAGCCTATACCAGGAACATACCCGTTAGCAGATAAAGATACAATTAGTATGGAATTAATATCTATTGCTAAAGGCACATATTCAGATAAAAGTATTGCAGATAAAGTTAAAGATAAGGCTGTTGACGCCATGGGCGGCACGTTAGCAAACAAAACAATGCAAGATCCGGGTGCATCCACAGCCGCTAAAGTAGGCGCTGTTGCAGGTGCCGGGTTAGGCAGATTGGCATCTAAAATGATTAAGAAGCCACAAGTACAAGCACCAAAGCCTGAATTACCACTACAAGGTGTGCATATGAACGATATAAAAATGCACCAAACAGGTATGGTTGACCAAGGCAAAGATCAGGGTGCTAGAATAGAACATGCAAAACAGTTTTTAGAATTGTTAAAGAAACATGATGTAAAGTATGATGTTGACAAATATGTTCAAGCAATTACTCCTGCTATTAAGAGATCAGGACTACAGAAAGCGGCCCCAGAGTTTTATGGTCAGTTTGTAAAACAAGTTAGAGCTATGAGAGCCGAAGCATTTGAATATGCAAACAGTGTATTAGAAGCGGCAGGCATTACTTGGGAACAAGCAGGTTATAAAGTATCATTACATGAAGATGCAAGTGATGTTGTGTTCTTAACTCCTATAGTAGCAATGGCCGAGTTAAACGAAGCAATTGAAATACAGGAACTTAAGAATCTAGCAGGTATGTAGTGGACAATCCACACGTCAGTGGTTCGGACAACTGTAAATTTATTTCTAATCCTTCAGACGATATTTATTTTGCGTTAGAGAAGTCCTTTTGGTATGATATTGCACAACAATTAGATAAAAAAATTCTTATATTATGCGATAGAACAATGTATTGTATTCCTGCAACATTGGCTTTCTATAGAGAACTAACAAAATCCGAGTTTAAACCAGACCTTGTTATTATACTTTTTGCGTGTGAGCCAAATCTTATGGGTTTAGATAGAGACACACAAACTGGTGGCCACAAAAATTTAGAAGCAAGTAAAAAATTAATGCTGAAGCAAAATGCTGATATACGCACTTTGTATGACAGTATAAAAGAGCCTAAAGTTATTCTATCTTCAGACCCTAATCAAACAGATCCTTACTATAACATAATACACTTTAACACGTTTTATTTTCTTACATATAATCATGTAACAAAGACTATTCCGCCCCAACACAAACAGCATAAATTGTCTTGTTTAAATAGAGTTGCAAGACCTTCTAGAATACACATGTTTACTAATTTAGTTAAAGAAGATTTCTTTAAAGATATGTATTTTTCTTTTCATGGGTTAGGATTAACCCAAACAAAATCAGGAAACATATTAACGGATAATAACACCGTGCCAAAGGCATTGTATGAGTATATGGGACCATCGCGTGTAGCACTTAACGATACTGAACTACAGTATATCGATGACACCCTAAAACAACAATGGCATCTATTGCCTATAAGAGTGCAAGAAAGTTCAGAATATAATCTAATGGATAAAGTCATACGAACCGGAATAGATGTTAACGATGCTTATTCAAACAGTGTGTGTAATATAGCAACTGAAACTACTACATGGTGGGCAGACAGCAACGTGTTTTTAACAGAAAAGACTTACAAGCCTATAGCATTAGGCATGCCGTTCTTTGCACAAGCAGGATCTGGTTCAATAGCATACCTTAGAGAACAAGGGTTTGATGTGTATGACGATGTACTAGACCATTCGTACGACACAGAAGTAGATTATGCTAAACGTCAAACTATGCTTATGGACAGCATAAGAAAGTTTATGCAATCAGACTATGTAAGAGATATTGATAGGGAAAAACGCAATGCCGACCATTTTTATTCAGCTGAAACATACAACTCTTACTTCGATCCGTTTATGAAGCAGTTGACGAATATCAAATAAACTGTTATAATGTGATAAATACATGTAACTTAACAGTGAGTTAATATGAAATTTATTGAAATATCAAAACCATTAGTCACATCTATTCTTAGCGAAAGCATATTGTTAGAAGGTAAGGATGGTAAGAATACCCATTTGGAACATTTAGAAGATAATATTTTAAACAAAGGGTATGCAGGTGCCAAAGAAGCAGTAGACTACTTATACAGTTTACATTCTATGCTTGATGGTAACGCAAAATCCCCGGTATCAATGACCACTAAGTGGGACGGAGCACCAGCCATTGTTGCTGGTAAAGATCCTGCAACAGGAAAGTTTTTTGTAGGCACCAAAGGTGTATTTGCACAAAAACCTAAAATGAATTTCACAAACAAGGACATTGATGTAAATCATGCAGACCAAGGTGATAAAGACGGCAGTGGTCTAAGAGAGAAACTTAAATTAGCTCTTGACTATCTTAGTCGTTTAAGTTGGGACACTGTAGCACAAGGCGACATGTTGTTTGCTGGAAGTGAAGGCATTAAAACAGTTACTCTTGACAACGAAGAGCATATAATATTTAAACCTAATACAATAACTTATGCTGTTCCTAAGAACAGCGACATAGCAAAACAAATGTTAAACTCAGGGTTTGGCATAGTGTGGCACACAGAATATGTAGGAGGTCCAACACTAGCAGATACTCAGGCTAAATTTGGTTTTGACAGCAGTGTGTTAGGACAGGCAAACGGTGTATGGCACAGAGATGCACTTATCAAAGACCTGAGCGGCACAGTTACAATGACTGCCGAACAAAGCGATGACATACTGAATGCTATAACTGTGGCAAATGAATATCTTAAGGCCATTGATGCAGACACATTTAAGTGGTTACAACAAGGCACAGATCTAATAGGTAAAGATTTTTTACAACAGTTAAAAGCACATGCAAACAACCAAGTTAGACAAGGTTCTTTTGACGAGCCTACTAAGTTTGCACAAGGGTTTGTACAAAAGTATATAGACTTTATGACAAAAGAAATTGCTAAAGTTAAAACACAAAAAAGTATTGATGCTAAAACTGAAAAGATGGTACAGGGTGTTAAGTTTATCAAAGAACATGTTCCGAGTATTGTAGCAGTATATGACTTATACTTAAAACTTATTGAAGCAAAAATTAAGATTATTAAAAAACTAGAGCAAATAAAACAAATTGGCACGTTTGTGCAGACAGATAATGGCTTTGAAGTCACGGCAGAAGAAGGGTTTGTTGCTGTAGACAGAATAGGCAATGCTCTTAAACTAGTTGATAGGCTAGAGTTTAGTAGAATAAACTTTGGCTCAGGCAAGCCGAGTTCATAGTATGGCACAATACGACTTCCAAATGATAAACCAAGATTTATCTGAGAGCAAATTATTGAGAACAACAAGTAACTTTGGTATGCTCAAAGGTAGGTCTATTGCAGACTTACTGTATTTGCAAACACTACAACTTATTATGTTTAACAGAGACTCTAAGCAACGAGATTACTCCGTTGGTTATGCAAGAAAGACAACACAGTTTGGCCCTTATGCACTTTTTAGAACAACATCAACTGATATATATGTATTAGCATTTGCTTTGGATAATCCGGAGTATCAAAGTTTAAACATCTCTACTAGAGAACAAAAACTATTAAAATCTGTACAGTTTCAGAATAGAAGGCATTTTAATTTTATAAAAAGAATGGCTGTGCGTCCACCGAATAGAAGTGAGACAACAGCATTCCTTGTAAGATTGGAAACACAATTAAAAATAACAAACTCTTTGTTCAAACAGTTAAGGCGTTTAATTATAGATTGGGAAGATTTAAAATATGCCCAAAAGCAGTTTGTGGTATCTAAGTTAATGCAACAACAAACAATGCTAAGAGGCAAAGCAAGTGACTCATACGAGCATTTACATGCTATGAAAAGAGAAAGAAAGTATACTGACACTAGTAAAAAGTCTGGTTATAAGGACAGTCCAGTAATACCAACACTTACTAAGACTAAAATACAAAGCACAACTGGTTCAGGTATAGGAAAGATTGCAGGCTACTGGGCTAGTGGACGAAAAAAGGTATAAATATAGATATGAAGATTTATGAAATTGTACAAAACTTAGGAGAAGAACAATCAACTGCTGAAATGATTGACAGTGAGATTGATGATGAGATAGGTCCTCCTGGAAACAGACGCCCCGGATACGAAGGAGTAGACAAGGCGGCTGTAAAGTCCGTAGCAATCGGCAAATTTACCACAGGTGGTCCTAGTATTACTCCAGGTATAGCAGTTAAAATGGCAATGATACAGGTACACCCTGACATCGAAGATAAGATAATGAGGCGTAATTCTTCTACATCAAAATCTAATAGCCCACAGCAAACGAAAAAGAAAGAACTAGATATTGGTCCTAGCAAAAGTGTAAACAAGGGTTGGGACGATAGGACCCACGGACATTTAAGAAAAGGTAAAGAACTTAAGGCTCCAAAAGGCCCCTCATCCTTTGATGTTAAACAAACTGGGAAGGCAAACTTCGATGCTGGCAAGGATAGAGTATCTAAAAGGGCACAACAACTTAAGAATATTATCGGCACTACTCCTAAATAATACAATAATTAAAACTATTTTTAAGCTAATTGGCATAAATAAGTGTAACATATACATTTTAGGAGAATAAAAATGGCACAAACTCAAAACGCAGGGGCGGCAGTTGCCGCTGGTCACTACAGTGGTCTACCTTTAGCAGGTATCCAGATCGATTTCGGTGCAGACGTTTCAGCTAAATTGGCTGTAGGCGGATGTGTTGATTCAGTATTAAAAGCATTTGGTATTGAAGGTTTAACACCAGTAGCAGTTGGCACAGTCGACGCAACAGGTGGAGCTGGACAAGGACTTAGAATCCTTTTTGAAGGCGAACACGGTACTGACACTTATGATGGAACTAACTCAGAAACATTAGCGGCTCACTTAGAAGACGTTATTATTTCATTGGGCACAGTTGACGGTGTTAACTTAGCATTAGCAACAATTACTGCTTTCGATCTATAAGAAATTGTAATAAAAACAATGAAAAAGCACCATTTACTTGGTGCTTTTTTTTGGCTGATTTAGATAAATAAAAGTAACAAGCGTATGCTGAAGAGCATACAACCAAGTTTAGGAGATTAACATGGCACAAACAAGAGTAAACGGTGCAGTAGCAGAAGGACAACTATTAGTAGGTTCTTTAAGCCACTTCATCATCGACGAAGTAGACGGAGTAGATGACATCAGTTCATTTGGTTTCACAGCAGGTGCGGCAAACAAAGGTGAAGCATTAGTTTCAGCTTTAGCAACAATCTGTACACCAGTAATTATTACTTCTGTTTCAGCAACAGTAATGCATGTAGCAGTAGAAGGTCAACCTTCAGCGGCATCAGTATTAGCGGCAATCCAACCAGCATTAACTGGTAACGGTGCAAACGCAACTGCAACAGCAGGTGAATATAGAGTAGCGTAAGTTTAACTACTTTACAACTTTTAAAAAAGCACACTACGGTGTGCTTTTTTTTGGCTTTCGTTCCGGAGCCATATTTTTGTGTATAATGATAAATACTACAAATAACACGGAGACACACATGAGTATGACAAGAACAGGAGCAATGGGATCAGTTGAAGTACTAACTGGTAACATAGAATTTTTTACACTGTTTACATCTTTAGATATATCCGTAACTGGTGATTTTGCAGATGCTACACAGAAAGATTTTGAGAGCGTTGTTCAGGTAATTGGTTTGAGAGCTATGCCAACAGTGATGAATAATCCTGTATTTTTAAATGGTATAGGGCAGAACTTACTAGAGAATTACGGAGCACCAAGTTTAACAGGTGCAGGTTATATCTTTAAGTTCGCGACAGAACAGCCCGGAGCACATACGGTACAGACATTAATAGACGAGTTAGACCTTGTCGTTTTAAACGACGGGACAATTAATACTAAAACAAGTATTAATATGGAATTTACTAAACAGGATTTATTGTAAAATGGAAGAACGTAATCAACCAAAACCAGTTGAACAAGAAGTGTATGCAGAAAAGGGCAACTTAGAAGCACACATTATTGCAGACATGCTGAGAATAGAAAGTATCACTACTGAACTAAGAGAATTCAAAGACGATACAAAACAAAGACTTAATAAATTAGAGAACTGGTTAGTAGCAATAGTCGGTACAAGTTTTACAACACTTATTGCTGTAGTAATCGGTTTGCTGGTTAATGTATTTGGAAAATAATGAGACTAGAAGATATAACAGAAGATACGATTACTGAAGCCAGAATGGTTTGGCGCAGAAGCGGTAGCAAGATTAAACGTGCTGTTAGATGTACTAGCGGTAGGCGTAAAGGCAGAGTAGTTAGTAGCCCAGCACAATGTTCTGCTCCTATCAATATGAAAAAACGTATGACGTTGAAAAAAACAAAAGCAAGAATGGGCAAAAGACTTTCTAGAAAGTCGCAAAGAACAAAAAGACTTAATCCTGCAAGTAGAAGATTAAGAACATTAAACAGGCGATAATACATGAAATTTACGGATGTGAGAACTTTAGAAAGTGTACTAGCAGAATATGGTATGAGTTCCGGAGCAAGTACACCCACTAGTCAACAAAAGACTGGGGCAACAGCAAAAGCAAATGCAAATGCTAAACCTACAACTCCTACAACTACTAAAGTAGATAAAGGTAGTCCAACAGTGACACCTGGGTTAGATGTTAAAGATGCAGAGCCTGAGAAAGTAGAACCAACTTACACGAAGTCTAAAGCAAAGGATATAGAAGTTGATGCAGAATATCACAACGATAAAGGCGAAGTAGCAGGAAAAGTAGTTAGTAAAGTTGGAAACAATCCAAATCCAGACAAAGTTGTAATACAAGATCCTAAAGGTGAGTACCAATTAGTCGACCCAGATGAAGAAGTACAAGTACTTAATGCTAGTAAACTTTCCAAGTTGAGTAAGTCTAATTCATCAAATCTTAAACTAAACAAAATAAAAACAGGCATGAAAAAACTTGTGCGTAAATTTAAATTGCGTGAACAAGGACCTGAACAAATATTTGAAATAAACTTTAATAGAAAAAATATTGCACAGCAGGCACTTAACAGTCCTATTAAATGTGGATTTGAAGCAGAGACCGTATTTACAGAAGTACAAGACAGAGGAGGTGATGACGACGAATGGTTGTACGAATACAATTGGTACGACATTGAAGACTTTATTAGAGACCAAGAAGGCAGTGGCAGTGTTGACACAATCAATGAAGCATACAGAGAATGGATATATGAGAAAGCATATGATTTAGAAGGCGACATAATGCAAGACATAGTCGCAGATAGAAAAGAAGATGAAGATGAGTTAAATGATTTCGTTGAAGCAATGTTAGATGAAGATGATATAGAAGCGTACAAAGAAGAAGAATTAGCAGGTATGGACGATGAGCAAAAAGAAGAGTTCGAAGATTGGGACTTTATTGCATGGGGCAGACAGTATGCCGAAGAACAACGAGAAGATGAATACATTGAGTGGCTCGAAGAGAAAATCAGAGACAATGGTGAAGCATTAGAGTTAGCAGTTGAGTCAGCCGAAGAAGACAACGATATGGATCAATGGGCGTCTAACGAATATGGTAGTTGGAGTAGTTGTTTAGGTGAACACGGTATTTACTTGTATAACGAAAACGGCACAGGCGATGGAGTCAACGAAGTAGGCGATATGTTAAGAAATTGGGCTACCGATAACAGTAAAGTTAGTGATGATGTGGAATCAGGCGAGTATCACTCGAGTTATGGTACTAACAATGACTTTTGGCGTGTAGAGACTGACAGCAGTATTGAAACAGATGGAGGCACAGGCGCAGAAGTCATTTCTCCTGTTTACGATACACCTAAGCAAATGATGGAAGAAATGAAAAGCCTGTTCGAATGGTTCCAAAAGGAAAATGTAGAAACGAACAGCAGTTGCGGATTACACATTACAATGAGTTTAGACAGTGAAGATAAAGAAGAAATCAATCCAGTTAAACTTGCTGTCCTGTTAGGCGACAAATACTTGTTAAGCACATTTGGTAGAGCAAACAACAGTTATGCAAAGTCACAGATTGAAAGTTTAAAGAAAGCCGCACAAGAGTTAAAATCAAATCCAGAAAACACCAAGACTATAAAAAACATAGAAAGTATTATTGGCAAAGGCATAAACAGAGGTAAGTTTAGTTCTATAAACTTTAAAGACCAAACTGATAGTCAGACAGGTAATCAACTTATCGAATTTAGAATAGGTGGCGGCAATGACTATCATTTAAACTTTGATACAGCCGCAAAAGCAGTAATACGTTATGCTGAAACATTAAGAGCGGCATATAGTGATGCCATATACAATAAAGATTATGCAAAAGCATTATTCAAACTAATAAACAGTTTAGATGAAATTGATGCAAAAGATATAGAACGTGTTAAAGGTAGATTCGATGTAGAACTACCTATTGTAGATGTTATTAAAGACTACTTTGATAAAGCCATTTACATTGATTCAATGGATTCGGTTGCTGTAGCAGTAAACAGTCTAATTAGATATAGAGAATTATCTCAGCCAAATGCAGATGAGCAGTGGAAACAAGCACTTGCAGATTATGAAGAGAGAACAGGCAAGAAGGTGGAAGTAGAAGAAGTAGAAGAAATGGAGCCTTTACAGGCACAGGAACCTATTACAAGGCCTTACAAACAAGCACCAAGTAAACAAGCACCATTGTATTTGAAAAAAGCACAGGAAAACTTTGCACTAGCAATTGGACAGGCAGGATTTGACCTTAGTTCAAACAAAAGTAGAGCAAAACCTAATGCGAAATCCATTGGTGAATTTAGAAAATCTCTAGCAGACTTTGAACTTACATATGATAAGTTGGCTCAGCTGATACTAAAACAACAAGATAGAATTCAAGTAGCCCAAGCGGCGAATGATACACCACAGAAAAAATTAACTACAATACAAAACGGTGTTGACAAATTATTTAAGAAAAGTATTATTACACTTCCTGCGTTTTTAAGTGGACCAGAAAGTGACAAAATTGTTAAGGGAATGTGGTCGGCATCACAAAGTGGTGCATTACAAGATGGCGAACAAAATAAAAAATTCTTTAAAGCAATAGCAAGTGCCACTAATGTCGATGAAGTAACAATTGCTAGTGCATGGGAATCTGTTAATAAAGACGAGTTCAAACGATTTAATCAAGATTTAATAAAAGGTTCGTATAACAGTGTTGGTATTAATGCCAGTACCAGCTGGTTTCCAGTAGGCTCTCCTGTTAATAAAGCAGGACTAAAGAAATTACTTACTCACTTAGCAGATTACGAAGAGTGGAATCACCCTGTTAAGAAAGGTCATAATCCATCAGTAAGCGGAGATGATTCTTATACAGATAATGCACTTAGTAAAATGCAAATTAACTTAAGAAAGAGATTTGAAGAAATACAACGTATGAAGGATATGCAACCAGCACAACACTACGATATGCTAAAGGTTGTAAGTAAATCTTTAACAGAATTATTATCAGCGGTACAAGCCACAGATAAAATGATGCCAGAAATGGACCCTTCATTAAAAGGTGATGAGGCTCACGGTATGTCACAAGATGGTCTAGATTACTTTGGTATGAGATCGTCACAAGCAGAAACATTGACAACAATTGCTAGACAGTTGGCAAACCCAGCTGGAGCAGATCCTTTTTCTGAAACTCCTTTAATTCAAGTACAGCAACAACTACAAGCATATTTAAATGATGTATTCGAAAGAAATCATCTTGCTAAAGCAAAGTATGGTGCTGACGTATTTACTAGAGGCAAACTGCCTGAACTAATTAAGACTAGAACTGATGCTATATCTAAGTTTATAAACACAGTAGACAAGCTCGGCAAAGAGTTAGGCTTTGATAGTACTGGTATTGATGTTGACAAGAAAAAACAACTTCCTAAAAAACAAAAACAGTTTATGAAGAAACACGGTGACTCGTCGATTGCTAAAATAAAAGCATTTAGTTTTGGTGGTGACGTAATGGTCAAAAAAGAATTTGCTAAAGAGCTTAGTACACTAGGCGAAAGAGAATTAACTTCCAGACTTCAACAGCCTGGTTCAATTCATACAACTCAATACAAGGATATACTAATTGTGCCTTGGGCACACAGCAGTGCAATTAGAAGTGCTATTGAAATATTAAATAATCCAGAAAAATATAAAGATAACTGGAGATGGCCAGTTGCTGAGGAAATGAAAACTAGATTTATAAACAAATACGGCTACGATTACGAAAGTGTATTTGACCATTTTGTATCTTATAACGATTCTAACATTAAGCAAATACTACAAAAAAGAGGAGTAGAGTTCACTGATGAATTGGGCGACGGTAGAGAACCTAACTTTGCTCCATTAGTTACACCAGATGTAGCAAAGGGCCCAGATGGTGAACCTTTTAGTCCAACATCAGCAACGGTATGGAAAATGAATAAAGAAAATGCATTCGATGAATTCAACGGTTTGCCATTAGAAGAGCAAATTAATATTATTAATAAAGTTAGCAAAGACAAAATTGATAAACTTTACGAAAACAAAGATGATTTACCTAGTGGATACCATAAATGGAAAGTGTCATACAAAGATGGTAGAACTGAAGAAGTGATAGCACAGAGTACATATGGTGTCAGAAGGAAATTAGGCAACGGAAAAGATGTCAGCAAAAAAGAGTTAGGGATTAAAAGTATAAAGAAAATTCCTCAGATTGGCAGAAAGCCTAAAGGTTCGTTTGGATTTAACAATAAAGGTTTTACTAAAGATCAAAGGGATCTTAAAAAAATTAAAGATAAAGAATTTGAAAAAGACCCTGGTTCATATGTACATGATCGAAATATGAGCCATGCTAATATCGAAGAAAGTGTACCAGACTTTAAACAAGTAGATACTATTAACAGATTAATGTCGGATCATTTTCCAGTAGGAGATCTTAAAAAACAGATGTTAGCCTACCAGGCGATTCCTGTACCTGCAATGTTAGATCATTTTAGACAACTAAGAGCTGAAGCAGGCGATGATGCATGTGCTAGAAACATACTGCAAATGTTTGTAGGTGCTTTACCCGACGAAACAAAAGCAAAAATTAGAATGACTGAATGGAGCAAACAACATATTAAAAACTTGTTGTTAACCGAATCAGATAATAAATCAGATGCTAAAGAGTTAGTACAAAAATCTTCTACTCAGTCAGTTTTAGCAACTGTAGTTAATTATTTAAGAAGTATTGTAAGCAAACAAGAGCCTGAAGACTCAGAACAAGATGCCGACCAAGACTATGAACAACATGACGACAAGCAACAACTAGTAAAAGAAGATTTAGTACAATTAAAACAAGAGGCATTCGACTTAATTGGACAGGTAGAGGATGTAACAGAATTAAATAAATTGGTTGCATTTTTAAAGAAAAATGAAATTACAGAATTGGCACATGCGGCAATCACTGCCAATATATCACAAGGTGTAAAAGGCGACTTAGATCAAAAGATTGCAAACTTAGTGTTGGAGACACCTGGAGATTTTGCCAGTAAAGAGAAATTCTTAAAAGACTTAGGCACAGGTAACGGTTTATGGTCAGGCAATGTCCTTATATCTAACCTAACAGGCAACATATACGACATGTTATCTTCCAATCCAATTGCTAACGCATTAGCAAAACCGATAGCGTTACAACTTAGAGGTGCAATGGGATATGGACCAGATCAAGGCCCGGGCGAGTTTCTGTTAGCACTAACCGGTGGCGGAATAGACTTAGCAGAAAAAAGTGATTTAGTACTTATTGACGGCAAAGGTGTTGAAGTTAAAGCAGATGGAACGTCTATTGGCAAAAGTGGCAAGAAGAGTAGGTCTGGCGGCAGATTGTACTCAACTGGCGGATACAATGGCGGCTCTGGTGCAAGACAAGTTGTTAAACAAGCATTTATGGATCTTGGTATAACAGAAGATGATTTGGAACAATTTGGATGGAATGGTAAAGTTAAAGGATTAACATACTTCAACTTAAACTTTAATATGGCAGGTATTAAGAACATGAACAAAGTGTTAGAGAAAACTCCCGCCGGTTCTGCAGAAAAAATATTACATGCTATTGCAAAAGGCTTTTACATCGATGTTCCTGAAAATACAGATGCGTTCAAGAAACTGATAAGTTCGTATTCAGGTAACGAAATAGATCCTAAAGAAGCAATATTTAATTTTGTTGCATTAGGACACGACTATTACAAATTAAAAGAAGGGCATGATTACATAATGATATTTAATACTGCTACAGGTGAGTATGTAATGATTAAAGATGCATCTGATATGAAACAATTATTAGATAGCGGAAAAGTTAAACTTAATGGCGGTATGGACTTCTTTGATGACAGGAGTAAAGGAACTCCACAAATACTGACAGGTGTACTTTAATGAAGTCGAGTGATTTTACAAGTTGTCCACGAACAAAAGCAAAGACTTGCGAGTGTAGTAGTTTAAGTGCTATACAAGAAGCACAGGAAGTAGTTAAAGCAGTTGTACAACTAGAACACACTGAAGGCGATATCAGTGGTGCTATAGTTATGAAACAAGACCCCGGCAAGCCTACTATTATACGAGGTATAATAAAAGGACTTACACCAGGCAAGCACGGATTCCATGTACATGAATTTGGGGACCTTAGTAAAGGTTGTGAAAGTGCTGGTGGGCATTACAATCCAGAAGGTGTTGACCATGGCGGCTTATCAGACGGGCATATAGGTGATTTAGGAAACATAGTTGCCAATGACGATGGTATAGCAAGATTTAAAATTGTTGCAAGGCGTATTGACCTAAGCGGCGACAGAAGTATTGTTGGTAGAGCAATAGTTATACATGCTGATGAAGATGACTTGGGCACAGGCGGAGATGACGAAAGCCTTAAAACAGGTAACGCAGGTGATAGATTAGCATGTGGAGTTGTACGTTTAAGAAAGAGCGTAGAAGAAAGTTATACTAGACCAGTATATGAGAAGACTTTTGATAGGAATCAATTACCACAAATTAAGAAAAAACATTTAGTAGGCTCAGAGTTCAAGTACAAAGAAGGAACAATGAGCATAGACAACATTAAACCTGTACAGACTCAGCGTGTAGACGGATTAGCAAAGAAGTCTCAGGATGTATTTTTAAACAACGAAGACAAGCCGTTTATAGTAGATAAGAAAGGATACCTTATTAATGGCCATCACAGATTTGATGCCGCCAATGTATTAGGTATTAAGAAAGTAAAAACTATAATGATAGATGCAGACATTGAAGACGTAATGAAAGCATTTGACCACACTACAAGTGACAGAGCAGTAATGGCAGAAAATTACTTTAACAATTTGTTGCAATCAAAAATGGACGAAAACTTTGCTGACGGTAAAAAAAAGGGCAAAAGTAAGCCTGGTAGAGTAAAAAAGGCAGGTGCTAGTTGTAATGGTTCAGTTACAAGCCTACGCAAAAAAGCAAAAGACAGCAGTGGAGAGAAGTCAAAAATGTACCACTGGTGTGCCAACATGAAGTCCGGTAAGAAAAAGAAATAGTTAAATACTGCTATGCTTATAGCGGACATCCATAATCCATTTAAACAATTTATGCAAGACTGTGGCCTTGATGTATCTCATGTGCCAGCAACTTCACGTGAATCTATATTTGCAATGAACGAATGTTTTAATTGGACACACCCTAATCATAAAGATCAACCTGTTTACTTAATGGAACCCGTATTGTATGTGATTAGTCTAGACGGATTCGATTCCAGTGTAATTTTTAACACATGGCAACAGTACAACACTGAACATTTACTAATACCTAAGTTTATAACAAACAACCCACATGCAATAGTTCTGTTTGAGAATGGGGCAGAAGGGCATTGCGATAAGGACATATTCGAGTTTATTCACCAAGTTACACAGTCATACAAGCTCACTACAGTGTTTTACGGTAATAGTTGCGTCAACATAGCAGATATATTTAAAACGTTTAACTACGACACATTTGATGTGCTATACACTAGGAATTATAAAGAAGACACAATGCTTGAGTTAGAAATTAACGATGAATTTGATTTTAGCACACCTAAAACACATTTATTTAATTGCTTAAACAATGCACCCAAGCCACACAGAGCATTATTATTAGGAGCATTTATAAAGCACAGGCTACAAGATAATATACTAAGCAGTCCAGATGTGCCTTTTGAAAAAATTACAGCAAACACAATGGAATACTTTAGTAAAAATCTTACAAGTATTGCAGACATACAAAAAGGTGTTAATTATTTAGAAGCATTGTCGCAAAATTACCCTATAAAGTTTGATGACAGAGATGACGATATTGTCCATATGAGAACTATGAGTAATAGTAGTACGTTTTATGCTAACATGTTTGACTGCGACATACAATTAATAACAGAATCCACCGTAGGCAATTGTTTATACTTTACTGAAAAAGTTTTTAAGCCTATCATACAAAAGCAACCGTTTATATTGCTTGGCCCAAACCGTATAAATCAACATTTACAACAAATGGGATATAAAACATACGACCATTTGTTTGACAATATGCAATTATATGATACTGAAACAAACATTATACACAAAATTGATATGTTGGTGGATAATTTAGAAATATTACAAATGAAAAAGGACAATCCTGCTATGTGGCAAGACGTAGTTGAGCAAAGTATTGAATGTGCTGAACATAATTATAACATATTTCAAGACAATTGTACATTCATTTTAGAAAATATTAGAAAAGATACAAGCGACTGGCTAAAAGTGTATACAGATTTTACTAAAATCTTTTAAAGAAAGATAAATAACAGTATGAAGATTTCAGATATTATAATAAACGAAACAGCATCAGTTGGAGGCATGAGCGCCGGCGCAGTTGCAACAGTAATAAAGCCAATTGCCAATGACGCACAGCGTATAGCCCAACGTCCAAAGAAGCCCAAGAAAACTAAGTGGGCTCATAAGAAGCCAGGTCCTAAGACTAAAAAAGAATCTACACTAATTAAGAGGTAGCATGAGAATTTTAGCATCTAAGAATGGACCCACCGTAGTAAGTTCGAAAGAATTTCACTTCTTTGACAAATTATCACATGAAAAAGGTATATACGAGTATGAGCTTAATGAAAATGAGTTATATACAGCCCAACAATTAAGACAACGTGGATTAGTATTAAGAGTAAATGATAATGGCAAAGCAAAGTACAAAGCAGTCGCACAAAAAAACGACTAACCTAGACAAAAAACAAGTTGCTAAGAAGTTGGAAACAGCAACTAAAAATGTCTTGGCTAAAGGTTTATACTTCTCTGTGAAAACAAAAGAAGGGTTGTTTGATATTATTAATGCTACTAACAAAAAAATAGTATGTAAAGATGTTTATTTGCCGGAAACAGCAAGAACAATAGTAACAACACTAAAGTCTACTCCCACAAAAAAACTTAATCCCACAATACATTTAATTAACTCTGCTATTTTCAAGTATCAAGATGAGGTAGCAAAGCATTACAACGATTTAGTGTTTTATAGACACACTATGCGTACTACTAAAGATAGCGAAAAATTCTATGTTGTAGAGAGTAGAGCAGACATGTCAATGATGCATTTACGTCATTGTAAAGACCATTTACATTCCCACATACATAGTTCTTACTAACGGCTTATTTTTTTATACTGTTTTTATAAGTTTTTGATAAATACAAATAACAATTTAACTTTTATCGGGAAAGAACATGAAAATAACAAATTTTAACCAAACGCCTCAGAAAAGGATTAAAGAAATTAATTCATATCTGAAAGAGGCTCACGGTGTGCAAGTAAAAGGTTTGCACAGCAAAGGCAAACTTGAAAGCATTAAAGAAAAAGCAGAGCAAACGCTCGTTAGATTACGAAACACAAATCGTAAGTTTAACTTAGATCCAGAATACGCAAAGTTTTTAGGCGTTAGAGATATTATTGACGTGATGATTAACGAAGGCGTATACGCTGAAAGTCCTGCAATGCAAGAAATGAAAGCAGGTATTACTACTGAAGTTAAAGACTTAATGGACGGCGGTTACACAATGGACGAAGCAAGTAAAGAATGTATGAACAAATTCCGTAAAGATTCCCGATATGCACATGACGATGAATTTGTTTTACCGATCGTACTTAAAGCGGCTAAAGATTACATGGAAGCATGTAGCTCAATGAGCGAAGAAGTTGCTGAAGCATTTCCTGAGACAGATATTAATGAATACTTGTTCCAAGAAATGGCGAAAGAAGTTGGAATGGAAATAGACAATGTTGAAGCATTAAAGGCAATTGAAGAAAAATTAAATATGTTTGCAGAAGTAAGTGGCAAGAGCAGAGACTCAGTTGTTGGCTTCCTAAACGGTTTAGAAGAAGATGCAGTTGCAAACGGTATTCAAATGTTTGGTAAAAAAGTTGCAGAACAAAATAAATTTACAGGTGCTAGAAAAGACGCTATTGCACAAGGTAAAGATTCTTTTGAAGTAGACGGTGAAGAATTCACAGTAACTGGCGACACAAAAGACGAAAAGAAACAAGACGCTAAAGAAAGCATGTTTGACGATATCATTGATGAAATGATTAATGAAGAAGTAGAAGTAGAACAAGCAGAAGTTGTTATGGCACTTAGAGCCTTAGCAGACGATGTACAAGACCACGTTGAAAGAGTTGGCAGAATGATTAACGAAGATCTTCCTGCTATATTAGATCAAATGAAATCAGAGTTTGGTGCAGAACAGGCTGTTCAAATGAAGCAGACAATGGAGCAAACTTTAACAGCAGTACTAGACGGAAACAAAGCAGGTAAAGATGGTTTGGATATGGTTATTGCTGGATTGACTGGTACAGGTGACGGAAGCATGTTAGGTGCTGAACCTGGAATGGAGCCTGGATTAGGCGGTGAAGAACCTGCATTAGGCGGTGAAGAACCTGCATTGGATAATGTACCTGCCGCGGCTGGCCCAGAAGATGAGCCACTAGGTAGAGCACCAGTAGAGCTTTAAATGAAAATTAACGAAGTATTACTCTTCGAACTATACTTCGACGACTTACAACTTGCTATAAGTGATAGAATAGCACAGCAAGTTGGGTCCGACGTTAGTGAGATACCAACGGAAGAGTTCCGTAAGAGCCTCGCAGACGATGGATTTTTGATGAGCACGGATGAACTTGTCAAAGCACTTAACGACATGGATGTCGTTAGTAGTGCAGATGAAAACAGTATTGTTCCCAAAGGCAAAATACCAAACGACACAGTTGACCCAGACGCAGAGCAAGACGATGCGGTTGACGTAGGTGCTATGGCAAACGACCAAGCACTCGGTGACGTAAAAACTGACCTCCCACAATAAACAATAACTAAATACTTGCATGGAAATCCAGAACTTAATGGAAGGCATTGTGAGTCGTGCTACAGTCTATGAAAGGTATGTAGTACATAAAGAGTTTTTCACAGATATATCAAATACAATAGAATATACACTTAACAGTCTCTGGCATAGAGAACAAGAATTAAGTGAGTTTACTGATGGGTTTAATTTAGCAGTTGGTTGTAGCCATACTTTTGGAATAGGTGTTAACAAGCCTTGGCCCTCATATTTTGAAAATACATATAATGCAGGAGTACCTGGAGCAACTATTCACGATATGATAGATATTGCATTTGCAATATATAAAGAAAAACAATACAGTAAGTTAATGTTGTTTGCACCACATGGAGAAAGGCTTATAGTTTTTAAAGACGGTAAACAAGAAGCACTTATGCCTTACAGTAAAAGTTTTGAAGATTTTAAAAACATTGACATAGATACAAAAATGTACTATAATAGTAGGTCAGTTAGTCATTTATTAACATTTTGCGAGATCAACAATATTGAATTGCAACTTATTAATTATAACAGTATAAGGTTTTTAAAAGAACATAAGGATTTAATAGTAGACAAAGCCGCTGATGATGTACATTACGGCGAACAAACACACAACAATTTTGCAGGATTATTTGATGTTAATAGAAATAAATAAGATACAATATAAAAAATTAGAAAGAGTTACCACTGCCGAAGGCAGGAAATATGTCGGTGATGATAATGTACCAGTACCAAGTGTAACTACAGTATTAGATAAGACTTCAGACAAAACAGCCTTGATAGCCTGGCGCAAACGTGTAGGCGATGCTGAAGCAAATCGTGTCAGTAAAGAAAGTGCTGGTTTAGGTACGAAGGTACATAATGCATTAGAAAAATATATCCTCAGTGAAGATTACGAAATCAAAGGGAATAACTTTGTAAGTATACTTGCAAGGGATATGACTAATCTAATGATTAATGAGGGCTTCGGCAATGTCGATGAAGTATGGGGCACTGAAGTTGGCTTAATTGCACCTGGTCTTTATGCTGGAACAACTGATTGTGTAGGAATACATGATGGCGAAGAAGCAATTATTGACTTCAAGACTAGCAAGAAAATTAAAAAAGAAGAATGGATCCAGGACTACTACTTACAGTGTTGTGCTTATGCGTTAGCACACAATGAGATGTACGGCACTAATATTAGAAAATGTGTTATACTTATGGTTAGTAGAGATGTTGCTTTCAAGCAATATGTAATACAAGGTGACCAGTTTGACGAGTATTGCGACAAGTGGGCCGAACGACTGTCGGAATACTATGCATCACTATGAAGCAAGTAGTCTTAGTACAACATGCAGTAGGTGAAATTAGTGTAGACAACTTTGCTGTTGTCGACATGGAACTTCCAGAATTACAAGACGGTGAATACTTAGTAAAGAATATTTACTGTGGTACAGATCCCTACATGCGTATTTCGATGAATCCAGGAGAAGTGTTTCCTAACTATCCAATGGTAACATTGAATGAAGGCATACCAGGTGAGTCTGTAGGCGAAGTTATTGAAAGTAAAAATGTAGACTTTCCAGTCGGCACTCACATGTGGCACAAAAAGGGTTGGCGCACACATGCAATAGGTAACAGCGATACAGAGCATTTTGTTATACCCGCCAATATTGATCTAAAAAAATATTTAACATTTTATAGTTTAGTGGGAAGGACAGCATACTATTCCTTAACTAAAGTTCTAAATGTAAGCAAAGACCAAATACTAGGTGTTAGCGGTGCAACCGGCGGCGTCGGTAACATGGTTGTACAGTTTGCAAACCTTATGGGAGTTAAAGCATACGGCTTAACAAGTACACAGGAAAAAGCAGACCTAATAACCCAATTAGGAGGTACTGGTGTTGTTGTGCCTCGTAAAACTTCCGTACTAAAAATAAAAAAAATTATACAAGAACAATGTGAACCCTTTGATGCTTACCATGAGAATGTCGGCAACAACTATTTCTTTGGTGCATTACAAAATATGTCCTACAGTGGTATAATGTCTTATTGTGGGGTTATGTCTTTGTATCAAGATTTAGCACCAGGCGGCGGCCCTAACTTATTTGCTTTAACAGTAAAAGACGTAACCATTAGAGGTTGCAATATGACAAAGGATCTAGTTTATGGATCCGAAGAATGGAAAGAACAATTTAGTTGGACTGATGAATTCCATAAGTTTATAAACCATAATATCGATAAATTACAGTGCATTAATTCAATATATGACGGCATTGAATCTATGCCACAGCAGTTCGTAGATCATTTTACACCAAAAACTCCATGTTCGGGTAAATCTTTGTGCAGGATCTGAAACTAGATTAGCTCAAAGTGATAAATACATTTATAAGAACATATTGGAGTTTACATAGTGTCACATCAAGACAATGCAAATTTAAAAATTATTATCAGCAGAATCCAGCAAAGGCGTGGATTAAAGCAGGATCTACCGCATCCACTTAGACCTGGAGAGATTGGTTTTGCTACTGACAGTAAGCAAGTTTATATCGGCGCTGACACTGACGATGCCATTAGTGCAACGTACAATAAGACTGTAACATTAGAAGGCACATTGGGTGCTTCTGCTAGAACATTAAGTTTAGCAAATAGTCAAATTATCAAGTTCACAGTTCCACATATTAGATACCCAAAAGGCTCGAACCTGTTCGATGGTGTGAGTAAATCTAAGTCTTGGAAAGCAAACTCCACACTGATTAGTAGTACAAATTTAACAGATGCAGATGGTAATGCTGTGGTAAGAACAGTGTTCGATAGCACAGTTAGTGGTGCAAACTTTATTAATCAAAACCAAACAAGCAGATCCTTTACAGCAGATGATATCACAGTTTTACTTAATGGTGTAAAACAAGATGGTGATAGCAGTGGTACAGGTGCTATAGTAAACACAGCATACGATTATAACTTTATAAGTGCTAATACTTCTACAGCAGACCACTCGTTGTATTTAGGCTTTGCCCCACAAAATTCAGATGATGTTGCAATTACATATTATGGCAACACGCACGTTAATCATATTGTTTCAAATACTGTTATTGCAAGTGGAGCCACTACAACTGGTTTCTATGCAGATCAAAGTATTCCTAGTTATAGACAGATTGACCCAGACTTAGTTTTAGTTAATCCACAAGTAGGCACAGGCTTTATTGGATTAGAAAAGAAACACATTGACGTAGTTACAGAAGGACTTGGTATTGCTAACACTAGCAGTATTGCAAGTGCAAATGTTGTGTTTGTTAAAGATCCTGCAGACCCAAGTTTAAGTGTTGGCGCCGGCACTTCAAACGTAATTTACAGTGGCATTGGTAGAGTTACATCTACTGTTGATGTTGCTAATGCTACAGTTACATTTGATACAGGGCAAGAGAATATTATATTTACAGAACTTGCAAATGCTTCCTCAGGAAGTTTCGGTTATGTTTGGACACAAGGTGCAACACATACTGCTACAGTCCCTTCAACAGTGAGTTCATGGTATCATAAAAAACTATTACCAATTTCAGCAAACAGTGTCGCTAATACATTTAGTGTGACATTGCCATCCAATGCATGGTCAACAGGTAGAAGTGTAACAGCGGCGGTTGATGCAAGTAGCACAGTTACACTTACCACTCCTGATGTTACAGGCGTTCTTGTTGGAGATAAGGTGGAGTTTTATGGTAATGCACAGTTAAGTGGTGAGTACCCAGTAGTAACAGTATCACCGGGACTAAACAAGTTTACTATTACAGAAGCAAATGTAACAGGCGGTATTACTAGCGGACTTGATTTCATTAACAGAGGTCAAACGACAGGTTCAGACACTATTCAAATTTACAGTGAAGATCATGGATTTGATATAGCAAACATATCAACTGGTATTATTACGACCAGCAGTTCAGATACGGCTAAAATTAACAATGCAAACTTTACTTTATCAGGTAGTATTATAACAAGTAATACATTTTATATAGATGCAAATGCAGAAGTAGATTCCAATGTTACAGGTAACTTTAATCCAAACTTACCAGACTTGATAGCAGATGACGAATTAACTATTAAGCCGGCATACTTACTAGATGTTTCTAGTGAAACAACAGTTAACGGCATTATATCTTTAATTAACGGCAAGAACCAATGGTTTAACCTTAGTTTAAAACCTGGCACAACTGATGAGATTTATATCACCAGTGATGACCAAACTCAGTATAGAATTATTAATGATCCACAGGATACTGTAGACTCATTTGGTGCTTTAGGATTTACAACAGGCACACATGCAACAAGATCAGGTAATACAATTAAAGCAAAATTAGAAGTTTGGCTGGACAAAGTATTAAATGACGAAAAAGTAAACATAGTGAATGATGTGTTTATCAACAACAAGTATAGTAATAGTGCAAATGTTCAAGCATTAGGCACATGGCAAATTGATGTTGATACAACTAATGGCGAGATTAACTTTGACAGTAGTGATGAAGCTGGCAGTTTTGCAGAGCTAGTTAATAGATTATACTTTAAAACTAACGATCCCGATAAAAGAGGATTAGTAACAATTAAAACTAATATTGAGATGCTTACAACTCAATCATTAGAATCAGGGCAATCAGAAACATTTTATTCACAGCCACAGCAATTAACAATTGGTGCTGGTACAGGTATTGCTCTTACAGACTTAGGTACTGATGCAACTGCTATTGACACATTGTTTATTGACTATTCAATAGTTGGTCAAGCATTAGACAGTTCTAACAGTGCTGTAACAAGATACTACAACCAAACTGGTACATTATTTTACAATGCTAACCCACTTGCAGGCACAGATGCCGGCGGCAATATTTCTGGATCGGTCTTATTACAAGATGTATCAAGTTCAGCACACGACACAAACTTAGCCACTGGTAACGCATATTACTCGGGGTCCATTGAATTTAGTGGTGCAATTGCAAACGGTACTGTTTCTATTTCCGCTGACAACAATGTTACACCTCCTACTAGTAACGCAGTAATGAAATATGTTGTTCGTAAGTGGAAGTCTCAATAAGAACCGGATATGTTCGGATATGTTCGATAAAACCACCGATGTTGAAAAACGTCTGAAAGAGTTCAGAACGATCAGACGTGAATCTAAAACAGAAGCAGATGTATTAGAATACTTTGCTGAAATTAAAATCCACAACAGATACTTAGACTACTGGACTCCTAAAGACTGGATGGCTCCTTTTGATATTATTGAAAACGGTTATTTCTGTACCACAGGAGTTTCTATACTGCTATACAATGTTTTGTCGAATTTAAAGTTCATAGATCCGAGCAAAACAGAGTGGAAAGTGATAAGTAATCATGTTACAGGAAAAGATGGAGCAATCTTTATATCCGATGGATATGCTTATAATCTGAGCCCTGGACATAAGATATTATTTGCTGATAATGAAGACAAGTATATCGTATTACAGGACTTAAAAAACATAGAAGTTCCTATTATTTAATCTTGACATTGATTCAAAATGTGCTATAATAGGAAAACTAAGATACAGAACATTTTACAGGATAAACAATGCAGGTACAGAAAAGAGACGGACAACTAGAAGACTTAAATATTGATAAGTTACACAAAGTTGTTATGTATGCCGTCGAAGGCATAACAGGAGTTAGTGCGTCAGAAGTAGAAATTAACTCACACATCCAATTTTTCGATAAAATTACATCAACAGATATTCAAGAGACCCTTATTAAAAGTGCGGCAGACCTCATCAGTGAAGAGTCACCGAACTACCAATATGTGGGTGGAAGACTCATCAACTATCATTTAAGAAAAGAAGTTTATGGTACGTTTACTCCTCCTTGCTTATGTGACATTATCGATAAGAATATTGATATTGGATTTTACGACAAAGAGTTTACAGAACTATACACTAAGGATGAAATAAATCAATTACAAGAATACATTGACCATAGTAGAGACGAGTATTTAACTTATGCGGCTATGGAACAATTCCGTGGTAAGTACCTTGTACAGAACAGAGCAACAGGTGAACTATTTGAAACACCACAAGTAGCATATATAATGATAGCGGCTACATTGTTTAGTAAGTATCCAGCAGACACTAGGATGAAGTATGTGAAAGCATATTATGATGCTATTAGTACTTTTAAAATATCTTTACCTACGCCAGTTATGGCAGGTGTGCGTACACCACAACGACAGTTTAGTAGTTGTGTGCTTATTGAAACTGATGATAGTTTAGATAGCATTAACGCAACAAGTAGTGCCGTAGTTAAGTATGTAAGTCAAAAGGCTGGTATTGGTATTGGTGCAGGAAGTATTAGAGCAATTGGCTCTAAGATTAGGAGTGGAGATGCAACTCACACAGGAGTTATCCCCTTCTATAAATTATTCCAGTCAGCAGTTAAGTCTTGCTCACAAGGCGGAGTAAGAGGCGGAGCGGCTACATTATACTATCCTATTTGGCATTTAGAAATTGAAGATATGCTTGTACTAAAGAACAACAAAGGTACAGAGGATAACAGAGTACGTCATATGGACTATGGTGTACAGTTTAACAAGTTGATGTACGAAAGATTATTAAGTGGTGGAGACATTACGTTATTCTCACCAAGTGATGTTCCAGGGTTGTATGATGCATTCTTTAATGACCAAGAAGAATTTACAAGATTGTATGAACAAGCAGAAGAACGCACAGACATTAGATACAAAAGTATTCCTGCTGTAGAGTTGTTCAGTAACTTTGTACAAGAAAGAAAAGACACAGGCAGAATTTACTTAATGAATGTTGACCATGCGAATACACACGGCGCATTTATAGAATCAGAAGCACCAATTAAACAAAGTAATCTTTGTTGTGAAATTAACTTACCTACTAAACCATTATCACATATCAATGACGAAGAAGGTGAGATTAGTTTGTGTACGTTAAGTGCAATCAATTGGGGAGCAATTAAAAAGCCTGAGGACTTTGAAAAAGTATGCGACTTAGCAGTTAGAGGTTTAGACGAATTGTTAGACTATCAGGAGTATCCTGTAATTGCCGCAGAACTTAGTACCATGAACAGACGCCCACTAGGTGTTGGTATTATTAACTTTGCATATTGGTTAGCAAAGAATGACACAACATATCAAGATCCTAACTTAGAGTTAGTAGACGAATGGGCTGAAGCATGGAGTTACTTCTTAATCAAAGCAAGTGCAAACTTAGCCATTGAGAAAGGCGCAATTGCTAAAAATATGGAAACAAAATACGGACACGGTATTACACCTAACCAAACATACAAATCAGATGTTGACGAGTTAGTAAAGCATAAAGAAAGACAGGATTGGAAAGGATTGCGTAAGCAACTTAAAGAAACAGGTATCCGTAATTCAACACTAATGGCACTTATGCCAGCAGAAACATCAGCACAGATTAGTAACAGCACAAACGGTATTGAACCACCACGCAGTTACATCAGTGTTAAACAAAGTAAGCATGGTGTGTTGAAACAAGTAGTACCAGGTTATCCTAGACTGAAAAACAAGTATGATTTACTGTGGGATCAAAAGAGCCCAGAGGGTTATATTAAGATTATGGCTGTGTTACAAAAATACATTGACCAAGGTATTTCGGTAAATACATCATACAATCCAGAACACTTTGAAGATGAAAAGGTTCCGATGTCTGTTTTGCTACAACATCTTATAATGTTTTATAAATATGGTGGCAAGCAGTTATACTACAACAACACATACGATGGACAAGGCGAGATAGATATCAATAAAGATGATGCACAACAATCGTTACCCACCACTACATTTGTAGATGATGAGGATTGTGAGAGTTGTAAAATATAACAAAAGGAAACTAAGATTTGCAAAAGCAAAAGAAAAAGAAAAAGATGAGCGTACTAGATTTAACAAACAAAACAGACCACACTAAAGCAAAAATGTTCCTAGATGCGAATGGAACACCTGGAGTACAACGTTTTGATGTTGTTAAATATAGACAGTTTGAAAAGTTTACAGAGAAGCAATTAGGTTTCTTTTGGAGACCTGAAGAAGTTGACATTGTAAAAGATGCCAAAGACTTCAAAGATCTAACGGATTTTGAGAAGCATATCTTTACCAGTAACTTAAAGCGACAAATACTACTTGATAGTGTACAAGGTCGTTCACCTAATCTTGCTTTCTTGCCTATAGTAGGAATACCTGAGTTAGAGACTTGGATTGAAACTTGGGCATTCAGTGAAACAATTCACAGTAGAAGTTACACACATATTATCAGAAACGTATATCCTGACCCGAGCAAAGTTTTTGATGAAATGACAAAGATGAAACAAATTACCGATTGTGCTGAAAGTATTACATCAACATATGATGCACTCATACAACACAATTTATTAAGAGAACGTGGACTAACAAGTTACAATGAATACGAGCATAAGAAAGCATTATGGTTATGTATCATGAGTGTAAACATACTTGAAGGTGTACGCTTTTATGTATCATTTGCATGTAGTTGGGCATTTGCAGAACTTAAAAAGATGGAAGGTAATGCTAAAATTATTAAGTTTATTGCTAGAGATGAAAATGTGCATTTGGCTAGTACACAAACAATGTTAAAATTATTACCTACAGACGATAAAGACTTTGCAAAGATCAAAGAAGAAACAAAAGAAGAATGTAAAGCAATGTTCTTAGATGCAGTAGAGCAGGAAAAAGCATGGGCAGACTACTTGTTCAAAGACGGTAGTATAATTGGTCTTAATGCAGAACTACTAAAGCAATACATTGAGTTTATTGCAGGCAAACGTATGAGAGCGGCACAAATTGAAACAGATTTCAACACTGGCACAAATCCTTTACCTTGGACACAGAAATGGATCAGTGGCGGAGAAGTACAAGTAGCACCACAAGAAACTGAAATCAGTAGTTATGTTATTGGCGGCACAAAGCAAGACGTAGACAAAGATTCATTTAAAGGATTTAGTTTATAATGCCCGGTGTAACCAGAGTATTACAAGATGCCGCCGGCGGAACTAATATGGGTCCAGGGGCACCTACTGTAAAAACAGAAGGCAAAACTACATCAGTTATCAACGATAACCAAGCACCACACGGAGAAGCACCTCACGTTTCTGCTAAATTAGTGTCGTCAAGTAGTACTGTGTATGCTGAAGGCAAGTTAGTTACTAGGGATGGTGATAGTGCTTCGTGTGGTCATACAACAAATGGTTCGGGTACCGTATTTGCAGGTTAACCACTGTTACTTATAGATAAGTAACTGTATGGTCTTATTTCAATTCGAACAATCAATAATAACTGATAATTTACCTGTGGATGTAATCAAAGTATTACATCATAATACATATCTTCTAGATGTACAACTCAACGAATACGATTTAATTAATCAAATCACTAGCAATTTCAATGTTGTAAGTATGCAAAGCAACAACGATTGTGCTTATATCGACGTCTACGAACGTCTTACAGCGTCTTACACGGTACTTCAAGCCGAGGATAAACTAGTACACCTAATAGAAAAATTAGATTTACTAGCAATTACAGAGCCCCAAATTATATGCATTAGTTGGCAAATGGATAGGAACTACATAGTAGATTTTAGAATTAACGAACTATTAAAAGTAGGACACAAGGTTGTGTGTGCAGGAGGAAATCAAGACTTGCCAGTACTGGACATAAGTCCTGTTGCAGTAGACGGTGTTATTAGAGTAGGCGGCAATAAGCATAACGGAAAATATCAAAACTGGATAGATTTGTATGACATCACTGTACCCGATATAAACTGTTCAAATGAAGCAGTACACAGAGTTTGTGAGATACTGACAAACAAAGAACTTGAACTAGAGTATAAGTTAGACTTTTACAGTGAAAGTCATATTCGTAGTGCGCCATGGCCTCTTAGACTCGCACAGACGCCGTCTAGTAACCATAAAGTATATGAGTTTAACCCTGTATCCAACTTAAGATATATTGCAGGAGAACATTTGCTTCCTTCTAGACCCGGCGATACTGTTAGTGTACTAAGCGGTTCTACTCCGTTAGAAGATTTTGCAGGTGCTGATAATATAGAACTTAGCACAGAGTTACCTAGGGGAATAACATTTGATCCTAATGTGGGCTGGTTGTACGGAACATTTAAATATAAGAAAGCAATGTTCCATAAAATACTTGCTGATATAAACGGACAACTGTTTGAATATCATATTATTAGTTGTGATGCAGATTCAAAACCTAGTTACGAAGAAGTAAAGCATACATATTTTAACAGACCATATGACGCACCACCTTTTACATTAAGAGAGTATTGGGTACCTATGGCAAGACCGGTTAAACTGTTAGAGCCCGGAGATCCTTTTATTAGAACTTACAACTTAAATGATTTGCATTTATATAGGAGTTACGAATGA